AAAAAAATAAAAAGATAAAAAGATAAAGAGAGAAAAAGATAAAAAGAGAAAAGAATGAAAAATATAATTCCAAATGAAATAAAATCATTATGTCTTTTTGCTATGTGTCGTCATACATCAAAAGATTTTTCTGAAAATAATATCATTTATATAAACGTATTATCCAAATATTTTGATTTTGTCATTATAATAGCTGATATCGAAAATGGTGATCCAGACACTACAAATATTCCTATCAATTGTTCTATAAACTTAATTCCTAATATTGGATTAGATTTTGGAAAATTTTGGAGTATTCTTTTGGAAATTAAAGATAATTATTCATTTGAAAAATTAGCATTAATTAATGATAGTTGTTTTTTGATAAAAGATTTGAAAGATATTTTCGATTGGGGAAATAAAAAAGATTTTTGGGGAATTACTCTTTCTGAGGAATATTCTCCTCATTTACAATCATATTTTCTTGTATTTGAAAGTAAGAAATCTATCGATTTATTACTTAAATTTGTTCATAATAATAATGTTTTTAATAATATAGATAGAGACCAAATAATAAGAAAATATGAGATAGGATTATCAACATTTATGATACAAAATGGAATAGAACTTCATGCATTGTATAATGTTCATTCTGTCAAAGAAATAATTCTTCCTCATTTTCGAAGAAGAAATAGAAGACTTCCTTCAAATGTCGCATTTTTTTTATGGGATAGAATGATTCATAAAAATTGTCCTATTATAAAAGTCAAAAGATATTCTATTGTAAATGAACAAGATTTTATAAATAAATATAAAGATGATTCTTTATGGTCCAATTTTGTGGATGATAATATAAAAAACAAAATTATATCAAAAAAAATTCCAATTTATAGAATTTTTCCAAAAAAGATCATTTACAAAAATAATATACAACAAATGATTTCATATATATAAATGATAATAGATGTATTATAAAGGATGTATTTATACTCCGTGTCTAGATTTATGGCTTTCTACATATTGTGAAATGTTGTCATCTATAATCTCTTTTTTATAAAGAGATAGTTTGTTATAACATTTTGTGATGGTTATATCTGATGTATTACAAATACGAGAAACATCTTTTTTATGAATATCGTATTGTAAAACTTGTATACAGAAAAATATAACGCTTGATGCCAATGATGTGGGAGTATTATCACAAGCAATGTCTAATTCTTCAATTTTTTCCACTACAATTTTACAAATGTCTTGAAACTCTTGACTAAGATTCAATGGACAACAAAACCTAGAAATGAAATCTGATGCCGAACTAGATGTTGTATTTATCCCCATAATTTCTTGGAATTTCTTACATCCTTTTGTCATAACACTTGGTTTAATATTAAATATCGCAGCAATTTCCTTTTCACTTCGAGGCACATTATTTAATTTACATGCCATATAAAGACTTGATGCAATAAGAGCATTTTTATTGTCACTTCTTCCTTGTTTTTCATCCACAAATTTTTTGTATAGGTTTTTTGCTTCATCTATTATATTTTTAGTTATACCGTGAGAAACTGCTTTAATGCTTAACGTATCAAAAATACCATATAATTGACGTTCTTTATATGGCATACTTCCCCATAGCTGATATCGTCTTAGTAAACGAGTTGTATAAGATTCTTTTTCATTACCAAACCCAATCATAGTTCCTAAAGATGATGATGGTAAAAGATCATTAGAAGGCATACCACAACGATTCATATCTACATTTCTAGAATCATCACTAGAAAAATTACGCCATTCTGCTGAATTGTCGATATATTTACTCACAATAGCGCTACAATCTTGACAAACAAAATATCCTTTTTCCAATTGAATATTTTGAGATGGACAATAATCACATAATTTAGGAACTTGATTTTTGTTATATAAAGAATCTATTATTTTCTGTTCATTTATCTCTTTTGCTTTACGTTTTTCTTTTTCTTCATCTGATATATTGATTATACCCATATCTATTTTAAATTTATCGAATAAAGTCCAGAATTCTGTATCATCATCTTCATTCTTATTTTTTTCGTATATTTTTTCATCTTCTTTTTCATCTTTAGTTTCATTTATGGATTCTTCTTTAGATTTTTCTTTAGATTCTTCCTTAGATTCTTCTTGATTATTATAATTCAGAATATTAACATCCTCTATAATTTGAATGATTTTAATCTTTTTAGTTTTGATTCGTGTAATACGTTTTATTTTAATCGTTTCATAAGGAGATTCTCGAAAATCCAATTGATTCATAAATCAAAAGGTGAATTATCAAAAAAACAGTTTATATGATGAAAAGTATAAAAAGTATGCAATATAAAATTGCATTAACTCCTTATATAGTTTTTTTAATAAAACTCAAATTTTATAATAAAAATCAATTTTTTATTTTCAAAAGAAAAAAATTGATATAAGGAGTTTCATATTTATATATCAAGTCTTAAAATTTCAATTCAAAAGAAATATTCCTTAAAATGGGAATACCGTCCTTCTTTCATCATATAGTCACACGATATGGTTTAGTAACTTCTACGTTTCAAAATGATTGTCATGCATTATACATTGACTTTAATTGTATTCTGCATAAATTTGCGTATATTAATTCCCAAAAATACGTAGAAATGCCTCTCGATGAACTAGAAAGAAATATAATGGATGAAAGTATTTGTTACCTATGGTCAATTTATAAAATAATTTCTCCAAAAGATTTTATGTATATTGCAATCGATGGAATTTGTCCTCGCGCAAAAATGGTTCAACAAAGAAAAAGAAGGTATATTTCAAGTTGGAGGAAAAGTCTTGTAGAAAACGATCCTGAATACCGAAAAATGTTTAATGTTAAATGGGATAGTAATTGTATTACACCAGGAACAAATTTTATGAATTCATTTGAAAAACGAATAACATGTGCATTCTCAAATTTAATATCTGAAAAAAAAGTTTATATTTCAGGTAGTACAGAAATAGGAGAAGGTGAACACAAAATTTACAATTTTATCAAAGAAAATATTAATAAAAATGACGATAACATCCAAAGAAATGAAATTATATACGGTTTAGATGCTGATTTGATCTTGTTAAGTTTACTTAATATAAAAAAGAATCACACTATTACTTTAATGAGAGAAGCATCTGAATTTGATAAGAAAAAAAAACAATATGAAAGCTTTAATTATTTGAATATCAACCTTTTGAAACAAAGTCTTTTTGACTTTTATTTTGAAGATATTGTTAAAGATAATCTCTTACTTGATTATGGTTTCAATTTAAATACAGATATTAATAGTGAAATATTTGCAAGAGATTATGTAATCCTTTGTACTTTTCTAGGAAATGACTTTTTACCCCCTTTATCATTTATTAAAGTAAAAAATAATGGTATAGATTTCGTTGTAAATGAATACAAAAAATTGAGAGAATCATATAAAAATAATCTTGTCGATGAAAATGGAAATATAAACGATAATTTCTTAAAACAACTCATTCGCAATATGTCTATAAATGAAGATGAACATATGAAAAATGCACATAACCAATACATACAACGCAGAAATCCACCTTGCTTTCAAAACATAAGATTTTCTTACGAAAAAACATTGTTTGATATCGATAATTATCCTTCTTTCCATAAAATTGGAAGAGATCAAATAGACATAGCTCAAAAAAGCTGGAGGAATCAATATTATCAAACACTATTTTTTGGAGAAATGGTAAATCAAATTTGTCAAAATTATTGCGAAGGTCTAAAATGGGTTATTGACTATTACATATTGCAAAATCCACTTCTTGATTGGTCATACAAATATAATTATTCTCCGACAATATTTGATTTGGCCAATTTTTTAGAGTATGAAATGGAGATGACAAAAAAAATAAGCATTAACTCTGTTATCAAAAATACAAAACTAGATCTTATTTCTAATGATCTATTCAAAGAAAAAATGACTTCAGGTATTTTACAATTATTTATGGTTTTACCACCTTCATCTAATTATTTAATACCAAATGAGAAATTAAGACACATTATGTCTGATATTTCTTGTGGATGTTTACATTATTTTCCTACAGGATTTAAGATAAGTACATTTTTGAAAAATTATTTATGGGAATGTTCTGCAATTTTACCTGAAATAGATATACTTTACATCGATTTTATGATAAAAAATACAAAGGGACATTTTTAAAGTAAAAATTATAAATAAAATGTAAGTACATTCTATAAAAATGGAAACAATTGATTATGTAGTACAAACTATAAAACCTGTAATCATTTTACTTTTAGTTGGGCTTATTTTAGGTTTTATAAGAATCGCATCTTTTCAATTCAATTATAATTATGATGAAAAAACAAAAAATGAATTTAACCATGAAAAAAAATACATGAAAGATTATTTCCCTAAATGGTTATTTAAATCTTTCTATAATGATGTTCTAATGAACTATTTCCCATTACAAGCTAATGTTCATAAAAATGATAGAGAACATAGATCAATCTATGTCATTATAGTTAAATACATTTTTGTTTTATTATCTTTATTTTTTATTATCATTTTGCTATTTTATCGAAACATGTCTGGTTTTACAGATGCATTTGGTCCATTATATCCTATCATTATGATGACTATATCTTTTTTTATGATAAAATTTGCACTTGCTCTCTTTTTCTTTATGTATGAATATTTATATCTCAAAATTAAAACAATTATAAATGTTTTTAAATTAAGTCATGATGGATCTGTTCAAATTACAGAAACAGAATATATAAAATGGAATGAAGAATCAAAAATGCAAGTAGAATACGTTCCAGTTATCATTAAAGTATGGTTTACACCTTTTTTAACTTCAGATAAAGTAAAAGAGACATATGAAGCTACCAGAATACAATATGTTAACATGGTTAATAGTGGTATAACAACGGCATTTACAGTTTTAAGAGATTTGTTCGAATTTTTCTCTATTCACCAAAAAGGTCTTATGGCGATGGTTTATTTTTCTCTTTTTATCATTTCAATATCTAATGGGTTTTATTATGCAGATTATTCATTACCTATGATACAAAGTTCAAATGATACTTCAACTGTATTATGGAGCATTCTTATACGTGTTATCTTTGTGACATGTCTTGCATTTATTATTTTAATGACTTATATGTTTATATTGTGGGGAACACATACATCTTTTCATATCATTATAAACAAGTTTTTAAAAAAATATTTACTTGAGTATAAATCTGAAAAATTCGAACATGAATTTATAAAATCAGATGATCATCCAGATGGAATACCTATCAAAGTTCACGACTTTTCAAATTCAAGACAATTTACACAATTATTTGTATATTTTCTTAAAGGAAAATACATCCCTCATATTACACAAGAAAACCATGAATTAGTACCAAACGAAGAAAAATCTAAAATAAATGATCATAAAATACTTGATCCTTTAATTGTGGATGAAATATTAAGAGTAGATTTTAAAAAACATTTTAAAGATATCTTTATCAGCAAAATATCATTGTATATAGGACTTATGTTCGTACTTGCATTTCTTATTACGTCTACATTTATGACTTGGTATGAAAGTAATCCACATAGATATCAAGGTAAAAAAACTATAAGTGAAGATGAAATTGTAGATGATGTATTATTAGATTCTGAAGAAATAACACAGAGAGCAAGAAGATATGCAAATTTAGTAGAAACTTTAATCACATTTTTTGCATTTATTTTATTAGGTATGATATCATATGCTTATTATAAAGGTACAGATATAATAGATATAAGAACACAAATAATATACTTAATAATTATTGCATTCATATTTCGTATAATTGTTTTTTTTCTCTTTTACTAAATGCTTTTCGATGATTTTTTACAAAGATAAAAGAATAAGACAAATAAAATTTAAAAAAACTACAAATAAAATTATATCTGCATGCATATGTATAGCATCCTCAGTTAATACACCCTCCCTATTAACAATGAAATAAGAATATATTTGAGAAAATCCATAATTAAAAAGATAGCTTAATATCATAATACGAATGCTCATACTAAATTCATAAATAATATCGAACACACGTTTATCACCTAATGTATCATCATTTACAATTAAATTAGTAAAATAACGATTATCACCAAAAAATTTTTCTGTTGTAGAAAGTTTTTTAATTTCTAATTCTTTTTGTCTTTTTTTTTCTTTGTTGATTTGTTCGATCACTTGAATTAATCTATCATCATCTTCATTTATTGCAAATTGTTTGCTCATTTCTACTTGTAAATCATCTTTACTAAAATTAGTTTTGATAAATTGTTCCATGGGTTCTAAAATATTTTGATCTATATTAGCATTCTCTAATACTTGGCGAATATCAAATTCTTGATTATCATCATTTTCTTTGTTTTCTTTGTTTTTGTCGTTTTCTTTGTTTT